AAGAATATAAGGCAAATAGAGCATCTATATCCGATATAAAAAGAGAAATACTCACAACTATCGATATATTAGAAAAAAATGGATGGCGCAAAAAGAAATATAGTAAACCGCAGTTACATGCGTTGCTTACATATCAAAATAAACTCGCCGGGGTTACATTATGTAGGGTGAAGTGTGCGATATTGGAGATGGAAGCCGAAAATGTTATACACATACAAAGATATGAAAATGCGACAAACCCAAAAGTTAGACGCAAAATGAAATATTTTACAATAATCTAAGGTTGACACAGATTAAAAGTATAGTATACTATATGTATATTTTAAATAAAGGAGAATAAAATATGTTTATATTAAATGTTAAAGGATGGGGAGACAGAGAAGATCAATACTATCCAGTAAGTAAAGGCGACAACATAGAGCAACTGAAAGCAGATAGTTTTGCTCACTTCGATATGGAGATCGATTATTATATTACTGATCCAAAAGTTATAGTAGAAGAAGATGGCAAACAATGGATTGCCGAAGAAGTAATAGAAGAGGGCATAGTTAACGAAGGAGTGTTTGCTTAAAAAGTTATAGACCAAGGGCCTCATTCTTCCGTGTAGGTCTGTTAATGAGAGTTTGATCCACTCGAGAAGTCAAAAACGGATCATTGTATTAAGAAGGCGCTTTTGTAGACATTAGGCGCCTTCCTCCTTTTATGACTTTAAGTTCTTATCTACCCAACTGCTAATCCCCGGATATCCCCACAATGCCATTGCTAATATAACGCCACCGTCTTTGATAGTCTTACCTTGTGACCTTGCTTTTTGATAGTTGGGTTTGTGTCTTGCTATAAAACTCTTAATGCGTTTTAGTGTTTCCTGTGATAGGTTCTCACCTTTTGCTAACTGATTTGCTCTTGCTAAGCCGACTGATGTGCCGGCTTGTTTGCTTTTGGGTAGTGTCTTACGAACTTCTAAGGCTCTACGTGCTGTTTGACGCACGTTTGCTGGTGCTACTGGCATTATACAATAATACCTATAACAAAACCTGCTATAACACCTGCTAAAGCATAGTAATACGCCATATGACGCTCACTGAGTTCGAATCTGTCTTTTATAGTGTAATACACTTGTTTATTCTTCCATTTCATTTGTTGTCTCCTCATTCCATGGTAATACGTCACTGTCCGATCCTTTTACTGGAGAATCAGTCATGTCCAGCCATTGCTTCGAGAGCCAAATCATCATGACTCTGTCACCATTGAGTGCTGTTTCCAACATTTTTTGACGTAGTTTTTGTTTCGTTTTCTGTCGTGCTTTTGTGTATAAGTCGCGAAAGTTGTCTCGGAGTGTGCTCTCCGGCACTGAATAATACTCGCTAAAGTCTTTCCATGTTGAGAACAAGCATGCCATTTGATAGAACTCTTGCTCGGGGATGACTGTTTTTGCTCTGCCTACTATTCTGCCTGTGACTGTTTTTTCGCCGTATTTTATTTTAGTAACTTGATATGGCTTATGCTGTTCGGCATATTCTGTCAAGTTGTCTGTGGGTTTTTCATGTTCATTTGACATAGATGTCTCCTGTAATCAGTTTAAACTGTATGCTTGTATATTTATCCTATTTGACTGTTTTTAAACTCTGTATACGCCATCCTGCGGCTGTTTTGGTGTATAGTTTACGTTTAGTGCCACATAATACACGTTTGTCTTCTATGATAACATATGGACGTTGTTCCATGGGTTTTGTTTCCAATAACCACTTTAATGTGGCATTTTGTTGTCTGCTAAAAGGTTCTGTTAAACTTCTTGCCCAATGTTGATGTTGCTCTGCTATACCACTTGTGCTGAAACGAGGTATACTGGGTATGTATTTTTCATTACTCATAGTTACTCCTACAGTATCTATTTACACTCCACAGCAGGATTATAGTGTTTTATGTGGTATCATATACTTATTATTAATGTGCGAACTACGTTCACACAAAACAAACAGCAAACACTCGTTAACACTCGTGTAGTTGCTTGTTTGTTTGTTCTCTCGAACCTTATTAGAACTTATTATGTAGATATTTCAGTCAAGAAAACACTATTGAAGTGTCTTCCTGCTGTCTCATTATGTGAGTATCACAGCCTGTTCAAACAATAGGTATTTTATTTTTATACATACTACGCAATGGACTTTGACCTTTTCCAACCTACATCAACAACACATTATAAATGTGCCTTATAATCTCGTGTAACTATTATAAGTGTTTATGCGTATGCGTATGTTTGCGACATAACAGAAAGATGTCTTACATTACTACATTGAGCAGGAGTGTGCTTGTAGTTTTGTTTCTCATGTGTAGTTACCGAAATCACTACTTTTGCCATGGTCCTTATATCCGACGGACAAGTCTTATGTTCTGTTTGTTTTAGGGTTCTGTGTTATGCCATGTATGCCTTAATCAAAAAGTATTTATACAAATGACGTCAAATGTTACAGTTTTTTTAGTTTTTGCCCGTTGACAGTTTTGCGATCTGTAGTATAATAGTTGTATGTTTAGCAATAAAGCAAAGACATATTTAAAGGAAAATAAAATGGCAACATTTGAAAACGACAGTAAAGTCTCAAAAATCAATGGAAAGGAGATTCTTGTTTCTACGAGTAATGAGACTCAAAATCTAACTGCTGAGGAATGGAGTGAAAGAGGTTTTTCAACAGAACCTATGATCGATATTGATCAGTTATGTAAAGATAATAATATCAATAAAGGTATTATACCTTTAACTGAAGAGGCAGACGTATGTGAGTTTGACATATATGAGTTTGATAATCTAAGTAGTAGTGTATATGAGTATATACCTGTAACTGATGAACAGGCTAAGGAATATTTTACACTTAAAGAAGACGCCGTAGAAAGTGATACTACTGCTAAATGGAAAAAAGTAGATGAATGGTTAGAATCTACTATGTATAAAAATGCTGTAGCATTTGGTATGGCTAAAGAGGGTCAACTTATAACACCATGTTATAAAGATTATCCTTTAACATTAGTTCCACTAAAAACAGTATTTGAATAAACGTAACCTCTCTGCGTTAGGCGTCGCAAGGCGCCTTTTTTTATGGGTAAAGTTTGCTGTTAGCAGTTAATGGCTACATTATGATGTTAATACTAAGTATTAGGATCTTCTACCAACAGCAAAGGGGTGTAGCAAAACTTTATGAACGAATCTATAACCGGTTGATTAGTGGATTCTCGTTTGGCAACTTTATCATTATGATCCAAGTATGTGATTAGGCATAACTTAGTGGAATGAGTTTTGCTACAGTAAGTATTTATCTATTATAAGTGATTTATCACTTTATAATGGGCAGTCAGCAAAAAACACACCGAAGTGTGCTTTTCACTTTTTTTAGGAAAATCTACTATGCCACTTAAAGTGTCATGTAAATAAAATGGCACATTATTTGAACTTTGGTCAGTTCCTTTATGTGCTGTAACTGGTTCTCTTTCATCGTCGGAGACCAATCGTCAGTTGTTAGTGAAGTATGCTCGATAAAACATACTATACCAGTTACATTATATATTTATCTGTTTTTGTGTTTTTTGCGGATTTATGTGAACATTAGACTTGCGAATAATGTTACAAATGTGGTAAACGTAAGTGCCATTATCATCCATATTCTGTTATCCAGTCTGTCTAATCTGTCAGTGAAAAATGTTCTGTTTTCTTTTACTGCTTTGCCAAGTTCTGTTACACGAGCATGAAGTTGTTTGTGTTCTTTACAGTTGTGATCAATAAACGTTTTAAGTTCATCATGGACTTGTTTTGTGGTGATTCTACTCATTTTATTCTTCAAAATCAGTAATGGCTTTTTCTATATCTGCTTCTGTTTTTAATGTGTCATCACATATTTTGTCAAACATACTGTTAAAGTAGTGTTGGCCACTGTGATTATCTGTCAAATACTGTAATAGTTCTGCGTTAATCGTCATTGTGTTCTCCGAATAGTTTTTCTCTTAGGTCATTTAAAACCTTTTTGTCTTGTTGTATTATAACTGGCACATCGGTGCTGTTACCGTCTCCGCTGTCTGCTTTTGGATGACTCCATAGAAACTCACTGTTAGGTCTGTATGCGTTCATCTCTGTAACTCTTTTATCAAGTTCTTTAGGTGTAGCATTGTTAAAAACATAAACAAATGCTTCGTAATCTGTGCTGTCAAAAGTGCCGCTGATAGTTTTTATTGTTTTATGTGGTGATTTCCACACTAATATTTTATCATTCATAAAAGCCTTGTAACTCCATGGGCAAACACTCTGTATACGAGCATAATAATCTGCCCAATCAACCTCTTTTACGTCCACCTTTCTTTTTCTTCTTCTTTTTCATATATGGATTTGCTTTCGCTGTTCCTCTGCTTCTTTTTGGCATATTTTTCTCCTTATGCGTAACTTCTTACTAATATTTTTACAACACCGCTACCGCCATTGTAACCTGCGCCGCCACCGCTACCTGTGACACTTTGCCCTTCGCCGGCGTTTTGTGATGTTCCGTTTACAAAGTTGCCTCTGCCGTAACCTCCGCCACCTTGGCCGCCACTACCGCCACTACCACTTGATGTAGATTGGTTATCACCACCCCCGCCACCGCCGGCATAGTAGTTACCATCTACCCATTGAAGACCATCTCCGCCGTTGCCACCACTGGCTGACGCACCTGCTCCACCACCACCTCCACCGAGGCTGTTTACTACAGCATTTGTGCCGCTGTTTCCTTTTCCGTTACTGTTACTTATGTTTGATGTAGCACCTGTGGTGACTCTATTGGAATACGCCATCCCTCCGCCACCACTACCACCTTGTAGGCCAGCACCACCACCGCCTCCTTTGACAGTTAAACTGCCTACTACAGTATCATAACCATTTTGGGCATCAACACTACTTTGTCTTGCTTCTCCGCCTCTGCCTACTGTTATTGATATTGTGCCGCCTGTGTAATCGCCGTTTAGATCCCATGTATAAAATGTTTCGTCGAGGTATTCGCCGGCACCTCCACCACCACCTAAACGACCAGCAGGATTAGTGATAATATCTCTGTCATCACCTCCACTACCGCCACCACCTACTGCTAATAATCTAATAATCCCCGGCTCATTAACAGTAAATGTTTGTGTGCTGTTGACATTGTCAAAAGTATGTATAGTGTAGTTTGCTCCATCTATGGTTACAGTTGAAGTAGAGTTACCTCCACTTGTTTCTGCCCATTGCGAAGCACCTGCGATAAATCCTTGCCTTGCCGCAAATGGCATTATACAAATCCTCTGCCTAAACTTGCGAAGTATGTTGTGCCATCATAGAAGAAACTTATAACATCAATGGCATTACCTGCCGTGCTAAGTGTTTTCTGTCCACCCGCCCATTTTATGTCACTGCCTGCTGTTAGTGTATGACTACCACTACCATCTTGTGTTATTATAAGTGTAAAACTTGTTCCTGCTACAGCATTACCTAAACTGTTTATGGTTATGCCGCCTGTTGCTGTTACACTATATATTGTGCCGTTATCTACATTTAAACTGCTCGATATATCGCCACTTTGATTACCTAATGCTACTACAGTTTCTTGGAATGATTTAAGTGTTACATCATTTGTAGTTAATAAACCTGTTATAGTGGCAGTATTTGCTGTTGTATGCCCTTTTATTTCTAAGTTAGCATCTTTATTATCTAAAAATGTTCCTGCGGCGTATGTTGCTATTGGTGAACCACTTGGCGGTGATATAAACACAGTTGTTGTCATCAATCTTACTGGATTTTGTAACAGCACATCAGTATATAAACCTACACCTAACGCACCAAATCCTAAACTACCTTCTTGTTTTATATAATATGTTCCATTGTTTACTTGGGTAGCACCACTGTCTGTAATACCACTCACAACAACTTCAGTTCCATCTGCTAATGATGTAGTTAAAACAATACTATCTGCTGATGTGCTACCACCTTGGTTACCATGTGATATAATAGCAGTAATGGCATTAGTTGCTGATCCACTATTGGCAAACTCTGCCTTGTCTATTACTACATTGCCATTTAGTTTAAAATCACCATATTGTGTTACAGGTTTTACTGTATCTATGTGAACATTTGAGCCTGTGTTAGGTCTAATATTGTTTACATGAACATCACCTGCTGTATGAACATTACCGCTCATTGTGATAGTAGTATTGGCTGTTCCGCTGTTTCTAATATCACTCAAGCCTATCATTACATTACCGCTACCACCTTGAACTTGAAGTGGTGTTATAGTATCACTGCCATTTGTGCCTCTTACTTGCCAAGCAAATGAACTTGATATTATACCATTACTTTGATCATATCCTGTGCCAGTTCTATCGTCTGTAAATACCACATGTTGTGCTCTACTGCTACCATAATCTGTGCCATCATAAGCATGATATAATGATTCATGTAATCTATCACCAGCATTTACTGTGGTTGGTGATTCATAAGTGCCTCTGCCTTTATACCAACGGAAATCCGGTCCTGTTGTGCTATTTTTAAGTTCTTCGTAGTTACTTCTACAAGTTGTATAGTCACTTGATAACATATGTAAACCACCAAAGGCACCTACGCCATCGGCTAATAAGCCTACGTTGTCACCTGTTCCTATACCTAATCTGTTGTTAGCACCATCAAACTTAAGATTTTTAAGTCCAAATACTGCTGTGGTGTTACCCATTGTGACATTACCACTTTCTATTGTAACATTACTGTTTACACTAAGATCTGCTGTGGTTAAATCACCTGTGCTTGGATTAAATGTAAGTTTACTGCTTGATACTTCTTGAGGTTGATTACCACTTGTTCCGCCTACAAAACTAACATATTTTGTAGCATTTTCAGTAGTATTATCACTTATTGCTGTATTTGTAGCATTTGTGGCATTGTTTACTGTATCAGCAGGATTAAATGTAAACTCACCTGTAGAGTTGTTGTATTGTAACTGACCTCCACCACTGGTAACACCTGTTACAACACTAACTGCGGCTCTGCTTCTTGCGTCAGTATAGTAAAGATTACTACTGCCCTCTGTTAAGTTATCTGTTGTTAAACCACTTAAACTTGATGGTGCTCCTGTTAAGTTACCTACAAAACCACCAGTTGATGTAATAACATTAGCAGTTTCTATTGGTCTGTTAAACACAAACTTACCTGCTGTTGCTGATGCTAAATCTACAGGATCATACTCTAATACTTCTATATTTGTGCCAAATCTTCTGTCTGTTAGTTTTAGTTTACTTTCACCTTCTTTTAAGTTCCAATAATATTCTTGGTTTACAACATCTGCGTTTTGAAAGTTGCTTTGTTGTATAGTTATTGTGGCTGTGCCATTTTCATCAATATTTGTGTTATGTGCTACGCCGGTGTTTAAACCTGTTGTAAGACCAGCATCAGTGTATAACTCCATTAACACACTAAATATAACTTTACCGTAGTATGTGTTACCATTTACTGCTGTTCCAAATGATCCGCTAAAACCATTTAACACAACACTCATACCATCAGCCCAATCCTCCGGTGGTCTGTTATGTTTACTTGTGGCGTTGAATCTTGGAGCATCTCCGGCCTGTCCTGCCGCTAACCTTTGGAAATAGTTACCATTGTTTGCGGTGCCTCCACTACTTGTAGTAAAGTTACCTCTATCTAATCGCATGACCCAATCTCTGTTTGGTTGTAGTCTGCGTATACCTAACTCTAAGTCACCTATTTCAGTTTTTCTGCTTTCAGCACCATGACCTACAACTAATCTTGATCCTTTTGTGTTATCGGTGCTTTGTGTTAATGCTGAAGCATAAGATTTTTTACGACTACCTAAACCAGTAGCATAATATCCGTTACCACTCTGTGGACCAACTGGTTTTAGTTCAACTGTTTCACCTGCCAAATATGTAAAGTTTTCACCAGCAAGACTTATACCGTCACCGTTGTTTGTGCCCATTTTAGAACTTGTGCTAATGTCATCTGTTGTAACTAAAGTAAATACACCCCTTGTGTTAGTGCCTGTAAAATCATCTGCGTAAAAAGACATTTTTTGGTTAGCATAGTAAGTAGAAGGAGAGGACTGTGATTGTGCTCTACTCCATGCCATTACTCTGCCAAGTTCGTCACCATTTTTAGCATATTGCTCACCTAAAGCACTTTCAAAATCACCATCTAAGGATGATAAATATACTCTTGGTCCAGCCGCATCTCTAAAGTAACTATTGTTTACCATACCACTGTTTTTAGTATGTTGCGTAATGTTTACCTGTGTTACTGGCAATGTTGTAAAATAACTTGTATCTAACTTACCATTATAACCTATGTTCATACCAAACGATTTAAAACCGTCCGCAAAAGGTCTGTTACCAATATTGGTGTTTTTACCAATAGTCATATTATATGGTGCGTTTAGTGTTGGACCGGGGATTTTTCCACTTATACCATTAGGATCTGCTAATGTAACTTTACTGTTTGTTAAGAAAAACGGATTTGCGGCATTTACTACACCAAACTCGCTTACTGCTAAGTTAGGCGATGCTGTAAAGTCTACAGGCATAGCATATTGGGTCATACCAAAACTGTCTCTCTTTAAAATACCTATATAGCCATAAGTGTTTGTGCCACTGGCGCCTACGTCTTCACCATGTGCTACTGAAAAACCTAATAATCGTGTATCGTCATAGAAGCCGGGGGCAGTTTCTAATACAGTATAATCACCTGCTATACTGCCTTTACTGCTGTTATCTACTGTTCTTGATGCTGTTGCGTTTAATGTTATTGTCTTTGCTGTAGCATCTTTGCTTGAAACTCTTAAAACTACACCGTCAGCATCAAAACCACTGTCTCCATATGTGCCTATTGGTTCGTAACCACTATGTATAACATCATTTACATTTATGTCGTTTATAGCCGCTTCAATATCTGTTGTTGATGTGCTGTAAGCAAAACCACCGTTACCATTGAACCCTGCTTGTCTTTGAACACCGTTTATAACTACTGTGGCATTACCTGCCGTTGTTGTTTGGTTAAAAGCATAACCATTTGGTATATTTGTTGTGCCTGCGTATGTTTGATTACCATCATTATTTGCTCTCGCGGCATGGCCGGCAAACTCTATTTGTCCCCAATATTGTTCGTTTGTTGCGGCGCCTGTTCTCCAAACATCTGCTTGTCCTAATAGGTTAGTTTGTATACCACCAATACCGTCACCTTTTATTTTGACTTGTGGATCACCGTCTTTTTCTATAAGATCTGTAACAAGTTTATTACTTGCTGTTAAATCAGTAAAACTTGCGGCAAACCCTTCTTGTGGTATTTTACCACCATTACCAAAACCTTGTGCTACTGTTGATGTAGTCCATACATCTGTTGCTCCGTCATGTGTTAGATATGCTTGGTTGCCACCACCTTGTGTCATAGCAAACCCTGTTAAAGCATTTGCTGTTGAACTATGATTTAAAACTAAAGTTGGTTCATTGGATTCTAAGCCACCACCGACATCATATCCTTGTATTCTTAAATAACTGTTTGTGCCACTGGCGTTTCTGTTAAACTCTAAATGCGGTATTCCGCTTGTAGATGTTATTAATACATTACCGTTTTTTGTAGCCAAATCTACTTGGTTAGTGCCTGTTGCTATACCAACCTCAAACTTGTTGTTAGTGTTATCATATTTTATTTGAGCATTAGCCATACTGCTACCGCTTCTGTCTACAGTTATAAAGGCATCTCTTGCTGAAGCATTACCATAGTTTAAAACTATTTTGTTATCTTGTAGTAACAAATCTTGTTTTTCTACAACATTTAAGTTACCACTAACTTCCATGTTACCTGCTACAGTTATTGTGTTACCGCTTACAGGATTTAGTTTATTTGTTATTATGTGACCGCTGGTAACTATATTACTTGTTACACTACCACTGCTTAATCTACTGTCTACTCTTGTATCAGTAAAATATAAGTTTGTGCCTTCTGCTAAGTCACTTGTTGATTTGTTTGATAAATCTAAGTTAGTGCCTGTTTGTAAGTTTACTCTTGCGTCTGCTCTTGCGTTAGTAAAGTAAAGATTTGTTGAGCCTTCTGTTAGATTATCTGTTGTATTTGTGCCAATAACTGTATTGGCTCTTGTGTTAGTAAAGTAAAGATTTGTTGAGCCTTCACTTAAACTGTCTGTATTTGGTAAAACAGCATTTACACGAGCATCTGCTCTTGTGTTAGTAAAATATAGATTACTACTGCCTTCACTGATATTGTCAGTGTCTAAAACTACTGTTCCTGTTTGTCCGTTTACACTATCTACTAATCCTACATCAGCACTCCAATATAATGTGCCATTTGCGTATGCTCGTAGACCTTGATCTACTGTTGGCGCATCTATTGGGAATGTGTATTGAACTGTTGCTACATTACCTACTTGTAATGTGCTAAATCTACCACTTGTGGCGATTGTGTTTGCCAGTGTTCCGCTTACAACGGCGCCTACGGTTACGTTAGACTGCGTTGTAGCAACGGTAACTGCGTTGTTGTTACTGTTTACTGTTATACTTGGATTAGAAGTAGTAACTGTTACATTAGCCATACTCTTCTCCTTATGTTATTGCTGTAAATCCGCCCTGTGCCGATGCTTCCGTTGTTGGATCTCCAATAGGCACTTCTGCGGTATATCTTTCACTTATGATATATCTATGTAGGTTTGTTGCTGATGGTGTATTGCCATCTGTCCATTTTACAGAAAATACTGTAGTAGGAACTTTTAATCTACTGTTAGGTAATATTTTACCTGTGTATCTTTGTGATGGTATTGTTACTGTGACATTACCATTTGCGGCGTCTGTTGTATTCACGTATGCGGCAACATTTGCTTGTTGAGCCGTAAAATACCCTGTAACTGTTGAATCTGTATAGTTAGGTTCGCCTGTATTTCTATTGAAGGCAACTTGATCTATCACTACTGTTTGATAATCAATGTCCCATGTGTAAGTTGATACGTCTACAGCACCGAACTGGTATGTAAACTGTTGTTGTTCTTGTGGAAACATATCCATTGCGATAACATTATCTGCTCCGCCTATAAATGCTTTCCAGTCTAATAATCTTGACATAATGACTCCTGTAGGATCTTGCTAAAATACTGTGGTATTGTAGCCTTTTGTTGTATTACTATTTATCCTTTTTTTGTATTTTACTTGTTTTATGGTGCTGGGTTATCTTCGTTGTATGGTGATATTTCTTGCCAGCCATAATGTTGCCAAGTTAAGAAGCCATCTAAGTCTTCATTACTTGTTCCTGCTAAAAACCAATCTATCATTTGTTGATTAGTTATACTTGCTACAGGTATAAAACTCTCGGGTAAATCTTGACTTTGTAAATAATGATAATCCAAACTTCTTGTTTCGTCTATGCTTATAGTTTGTGTATCATCTGCGGCATCAACAGCATCTATAGTGATTGTTACTTTAGTGATTAATGGTGTCGAATCATTAATACTTCTTGGTTTTTGATAACCTTGTTTGTAAGTGTATGTTTTATTCCAAGTGTGAACTGCCATCTTTATACCTCTGCTAATCTGTGAAAACTGTATTCAACATTTTGTAAGAACCTTGTGCCACCATCGCCTTGTGCTAAAATATACAAGTTAGTAGGAACTGTATTAGCACTGGTTTTTCTAAACATTACTGTCAACTGAGCAACTGAGTTAGTGCTTTGAAAACGTGCTATACTACTCCAGTTCTCCGAAGCAGTTGAATGATACTGAGCATTGCCTGTGCTTGTTCCCCCACTTGTTGTGCTACTTAATGGTAAAGTTGGCGAGTTGCTGTTGTTTGTATATTCTATATCACTACGCAAATCAAAACTTACTCCACTACCGAATGTGCCGTCACCTATAACAATAGAAGCAGTTTTTACCTGTCCGTTACTACCCCATATTCTCACATAACCTTGATAAAACCCCGGCTCCGTGCCTATAGCACCTACTTGTTTTAATCTCATTTGGTTATTGTTATAACCGCCTATAGAAGTTCCGCTTACTACATTGTGATCACTTTCTAAAACTAAATCTGTAACATTTATTCTGTTTGCTGTTATTTGACCACTTACAATGTTGTTAGCATTTAAGTTTGTTACATTTACTAAACTTGCGTCTAATGTTCCTGTAGTTATAACACCACCATTTATTTGTGTTATACCACCATTTGTATTTCTTGTAACATTTGAATCTGCTACAAGTATACTACCTGCGGCTACAATAGTTGCGGCACTTACTGAACCTGTGTCACCTGCTACTTCTGTTACAATAAGT